TGGCCTTGCGCGGCGGCCTGGACCGGTGGTCGCTGGAACTGCCGAAGTCGCCGCTGCTGTCGGTGACCTCGGTCCAGTACGTGGACGGCTCCGGGGCGCTCCAGACGCTCGACCCGTCGCAGTACCTGGTGGACACGGCCACCAAGCCCGGGCGCGTCACCCCGGCGTTCGGCCTCGCCTGGCCGGTCGCCCGCCGGCAGATGGACGCGGTCCGGGTGACGTTCGTGGCGGGCCACCCGGTGACCAACCTGCTCTCGGCCCCCGGGGCCGCGGGCGTCCAGGCGGTGACGCCGGCGTCGATGGCGGGCATCCTGGCCGGGTCGGTGCTGGCGGTCGGGTCGGGGGCCACGCGGCAGCGGGTGGCGGTCTCGTCGGTGACGGCGACCACCTTCACCGCGAACTTCCCGCGGGCCGCGTTCCCCGGCGACGCCGTGAGCGGCCTGCCGGACGCGCTGCGGGCCGGGCTGCTGCTCCTGGTGGGCGGCTGGTACGTCCACCGCGAGGCCGTGGACCTGAGCAACCTGGGACCGCTGCCGCTGGGGGCCGAGGCCCTCCTGGGGGTCGCCTCGACGGGGGCCTACCCTTGAGCCCGAACCCGTGTCTCAACGGCGACGTGGCCCTCCGCGTGGGCAACGTCGAGGTGCGCGGCACCCCGGGCGAGCCGTGGGCCGAGGTGCTGGTGGACGGCAAGCCGGTGGCCTGGCGTCGGCTGGTGCTGGAGATGGACCTGGACGCGCCGCCGGTGGTGACGGTCGAACTCTACCCGTCCCGGGACTGACCAGTGAGGGCGACGTGCAGGCCGGCAAACTCTCCCACCGGGTGACGCTCCAGCGGCTGGCGAAGTCCACGCCGCGGAACGAGGCCCACGAGCCGCTCCCGGAAGAGTGGTACGACGTGGCGACGGTGTGGGGGCGAATCCGCTACCTGTCGGGCCGGGAACTCTTCTACGCCCAGCAGGTGCAGGCCCAGGGGGACGTCGAGGTCGGCACCCGCTACCAGGCCTCGCTGAACGTGACCAGCGCCGACCGCTGGAAGTACCGGGACCGCCGCCGGGGGGCGACCCGCTTCTTCAACATCCTGAGTGTCTCCTCGACCGACGAGCGGGGCGAAGACCTGGTGTGCCGCTGTACGGAGTTCGAGTCGGACCGGGTCCAGCACCCGGGGGGGGTGTGAGCGATGAACGAGAGTACCGTGAACGGCGAAGTTTTCGACCCGCGGCCGGCGATCCGGGGGAAGGTCGTCTCCTGGGTGGAGACGCTGGGGACCGACCACTGGCCCGCCGGCACGACGGCGTCGCTGGAACTGGAGAACGGCAAGCCATACTGGCGCGTGGAAGTACCCTGCTGATGTTCGCAATCAAAGGCACGATCGAGGGGGCGAAGCCCGTGCTCGACCTGCTCCGCCAACTGGGGGAGAAGGTCGAGAAGCGGGTCTTGCCCCGCGCCCTCAAGAAGGCCGGCCGGCCGGTCATCGCCGCGGTGCGCTCGGCCCTCGACGCCTCGGGGGACAACGACACCCGCCTGACACGCCGGTCGATCGGCAGCGTGGCCCGCTACTACCCCTCGACCGGGACGTGCGTGCTCCTGATCGGCCCGCAGTCGGGCTTCGCTCAGGTGGTCACGCGGGCGGCCCGGCCGGGGAAGGGCGGCAAGCGGGGCACCGGCCGCCGCACGCAAAAAGCCGACCCCCGGTTCACCGCCCACCTGATCGAGCGGGGCGTGAAGCCGCACGCGGTGGGCGTGGGCAGCCGGCTGCGGGCCTCGAAGCGGAAGGGCCCGGCGGCGCAGTCCGGGGCCATGCACCCGGGTTTCGCGGGGACGCACTTCACCCAGTCGGGTTGGGACGCGGCGAAGGACGAGGCCCGGGACACCCTCATCGCCGAGGTGTCGGCCGGCACCCTGAAGGAGCTGGCGAAGTGATCTGCGAGGGCATGGCCGCGGCGCTCCTGGCCGACAGCCAACTGGTCGGCATGGTGGACTCGACGGCGAACGAGCCGAGCGTCATCCCCGACGAGTTGCTGCCCCAGGGGTTGAAGGTCACGAAGGGGGCGGTGCTGATCGTGGAGGGGGCGGGGGCCGACCTGAACGCCCTCTCGGGGGCGGCGGGGCTCGAGTGGGTGACGGTCGAGCTGCACTGCCTGGCGCGGTCGCGGAAGGCGGCCGGGCGGCTGCGGGTGGCGGCGCGGCAGGCCGTCCAGGCCCAACTCGGCGGGCGGGAGTTCGGCCCGTTTAAGGTCCAAAAGTTCTCCGGCGAGGGCCGGTCGGCGGCCTACCTCGACCCGCGCGAGGGGGAGTCGGTCGGGTACTACGTGGCGGTCCAGCAGTACAAGGTCTGGCTCACGAAGCCGGACGGAATGTGAGGAAAGCCCATGAGCGGCCTGGCCAGTCAGGGGACGCAGTTCGAGGTGGACACCACCGGCTCGGGCAATTGGGTGGCCATCGCCTCGGTCAAGGACCAGGCCGGCCCGAAGCGGAGGATCGGCAGCAAGCAGGTCACGCCGCTGAACCCGACCAACCGCAGCCACGACTTCATCCCGACCGTCGGCGACGGCGGCGACGTGACGCTGTCGCTGCTGTTCAACTCGGCCGAGTGGAACACCCTGCTCGGCTACGAGTTCCTGACCATGAACTGGAAGGTGGTCTTCACCCAGGGCTCGACCTGGGCGTTCAAGGGCTTCTGGACCGAATTCGACCAGGAGACCGGGGACGTGGAGGCCGACGTCGAGGCCAAGGTGACGTTCAAGGTCACCGGCAAGCCGGTCTTCACCCCCTGACGCCCGCCCGGACCGGACGCACCCCCAGCCCCCAGGAGCCGACCCCGTGAAGCGCCTGACCGCACTCGCCCTGTGCCTCGCGGCCCTCCCGCCCTCCGGGGCGTGGGCGGTCGCCACCGTCGTGACCGCCCAGAGCTACACCCGCTCGGGCTACGACCACACGACCAACGCCGCCGCGGCCGACACGACCAACGGCGACAAGTGGCTGAACACGGGGGCGGAGACGCTGGTCGTCACCGCCGGCGGCTCCTCCTGCACGGTGACCATCGCCTTCGGCCCGAACGCCACCATCGACGGCTCGACGCCGGCCAACAAGACGGTCGTGGTCGGCGCGAACAAGACGGCCGTCATCGGGACGTTCGCGCCGGGGCTTTACAACGACGCCTCCGGCTACGTCACCTGCACGTTCAGCGCGGCGGCCACGATCAGCGTGGTCAAGCCGGGCTGACGCCGGCCGCCGTCACTGACGCCGCACAGTCACTTTCGGAGGGGACCATGCCGCTGCTGACGAAGGAACAGATCCTCAACGCCACGGACCTCCCGGTCGAGGACGTGCCGGTCCCCGAGTGGGGCGGCGCGGTCCGGGCCCGGACGCTGACCGGGGCCGAGCGCGACGCCTTCGAGGTCGCCTCCAGCCAAGCACGGGAGAAGTTCGGCTTCGAGGCGGCGGCCCGAAACTACCGGGCGAGGTGGGCGGCCGCCTGCCTGGTCGGGGAGGACGGCCGGCCGCTGTTCGCCGCGGCCGACGTGGAGGCCCTGGGGGGCAAGTCGTCGGCGGCGCTGGACCGCGTGCTGCGGGCGGCCAACCGGCTCAACGGCCTCGGCGACCCGGAGGACGCGGCAAAAAACTCCTGAGCCGGCCGACGCGGCTGTTCGCGTTCCGGCTGGCGCTGGCGGTGGGTGAGTGGGACGTGGACGGGCTGCTCGCCCGCATCCCCTACCCGCTGCTGCGGGAGTGGGAGGCGTTCTACCGGCAGGACCCCTGGGGCGAGTGGCGGGCCGACCTGCGTGAGGCCAAGACGACGGCGGCGGTCCTGAACCAGTGGCGGGGGAAGAAGGACAAGGTAATCGAGGTCGCCGACGTGATGCCCCGGTTCGGCGCGGCGGCCGCGGCGAAGCCCGAGGCCCCGTCCGAGGACCGGCTGCTCGAGAAGTTTAAGGCCTTGAACGCCCTTCTGGGCGGGAGCGTGGTGGCCCGTGGCAGCGACGACGATCGGCAACCTCGCCCTGATGCTCTCGGCGTCCGGCGGCCAGCTCAAGGCTGACCTGGACCAGTCGAGCAGGTTCGTCTCCGACTTCGCGGCCGGGGCGTCGGGCAAGCTGCGGTCGCTGGCGTCCGGCGGCCAGTGGGCCGGGGCGTTCGCCGCCGAGGCCGAGCGGGGCCTGGTCAAGGCGTTCTCGGGCGGCACCCTGCGCGGCTCGCTGGGCGGCATGGCCAAGAACCTGGTCGGCGCCATCCCCGGGGTGGGCGGTGCCGTCTCCGGGGCGATCGGCATCGGCGAGGGCGTGTTCGCCAACGCCGAGAAGTATTTCGAGCGGGCCTCCGACCTCCGCAAGGGGGCCCGCCGGCTCGGCATGGACGCCGGCGAACTGTCGAAGGTGATGGCCCTGCCCATCTCCCACGCCGCCTTGGCCGCCAGGAAGCGGGCCACCGCCGGCCGGGATGTCCACCAGGTTCCGTCGAGGCAGACGGCCTCGAAGCGAACACCCCGCCAGCCCTTGACCGCGTAGCGGACCAGGCACTTGGCGTCGGCGTGGGGCCGGCTCACCCCCTGCCGCGTCTCGTAGCGGCAGGGCATCATCCGGGCGGCGTGGGAGAGCCTTAGCCACCCCTCGGACGCCAGGCGCTCCACCAGCGGCACGAACTCCGCGGACGTTCTCGGCCCCATGACGTTCTCCTCTCGGCGAGAGTGTTGGTTCAGGCCGGCACCACGGTCGGCTCGTCGGCCTCGCCGTCCTCCCGGCGGGCCTCCTCCACCCGCCGCCGCTCGCCACGGCCGCCCGGGAGGTCGGAGGTCAGCATGGCCTCGGCGTGAAGCATCAGCCAGGCGAATCCGGTCAGGTCGGTCGCCAGCCGCTCGCGGTCCTCCGCTCGGCCGGGGTGCGCGCCGTGCAGCACGCCCTCGGCGTAGCCGGCCGCCCACCCCAGCACCGCGGCGTCCCGGCGGGCCGATACGGCGAAGCGGTAGCCGCCGGGGTCGGCATGGACGCACCCGGGGCAGGGGCAGCCGTCGGGGTGCCGCTCCAGCAGCAGGGCGGCCGCGCCCGCCACCCCGCTCAGCCGCCACGTCAGCGGGTCGTACTCCCGCGCCCAGAGGGCCAGCGCCGCCCGCCCGGTTACGGCCGCCGCAAGGCCGTCGGCGAAGTCCTCGGCCGCGTGGCGGGCGTGCAGGGCCAGCAGCAGCAGGGACTCCAGTTCGGCCCACAGGTCGGGCGGCTCCGGCGGGGGCGGAACGAACCGGTCGCACTCCGCACAGACCAGGTCGTCGGGCGGCCCCCAGAGCAGGAGCGGCTCGCCGCAGGCGTCGCAGAGGCCGTGCGGGGCCGCGGGGGTGATGACGGGCGGGATGCCGAGTTGTTCGCGCATGCTTCCTCCTGATGCGGGCGACGGGGGTTCGTGGTCGATCGTGTGTGTCATCAGCCGTCGGCCGACGGGCAGGGCCGGCGGTCGCGCAGGTCGTCCAGCAGTCGGCGGGCGGCGAGGCTGACGGCCTGGCGGGTGACGCCCCGCTCCCGGGCCAGCTCGGCGTGCGAGCGTTCGCCGAGGATGCCCGCCAGCAGCCAGGCCCGTCCCGGCCCGGCCGCCCGGAAGGCCCACCCGAGGGCGTCGTCCCGGCCCGCCGCCTCCTCCGGCCGCCCGCGCTGGTCGGCGAGCCGGTCGAGGGCCGCGCCCGACGCCGTCGGCAGGGCGTGGGTTCGATGCCAGCGCAGCAGGTCCAGGGCGGCGCAGCGGGCGTAGGTGTAAGCGATGGTTGAGAAACGCCCTAATTCGGGATTGTAAATATCTGACGCCGCGTAGACTGCGGCGAGGCACACCTGTTCGACATCCTCCCGCTCCAGGCCGGGCGGCAGGACGAACTTCCGGGCCACCCAGTAGCCCAGCGGGAGGCAGCTCTGGAACAGTTCCATCCGCCGGGCGTGGCGTGCGTCGTAGTCGCTGAACAAATCCGGGCCTTGCCCCCGGCGGCGTCTGCGGGCCATCGCGGCTCCTTGGGTTCGAGGGGAGGGGATGGGCCGTCCGTGGCCCGGGGTCGCGTCCTGCGCCGTCCTGTACGTCTCAGGGGGTGGTCCCGGGGAGGGCGCCAAGCGCCGCCAGTAGCAGCCGCAGCAGTTCGACTGCTGCGACCTCGATAGTCTCACCCCCGCAGTCGAGGGTGACGCACCGGCGGGCGGGGTCGGCGGTCGCGTCGAGGACTTCGGGATACCCCGAGAACACCACCGGCAGGGGCAGCCGCACCGGGGCGGCCGGGATCGTAGGCTGGTCGGGGACCGCGTAGGCCCAACAAGAGGGGCGGTACACCTCGCCCTCGTACTCGTGCAGCGTGTCGCCGCACGGGCAGGTGGCGGGGGCCTCGGCGGTGGTGGTGAGGGGGGCGCGGCGTTGTGCGCGCACGTCGGACGTGGTAGCCTGCATTCGCATGCTCCTTCTGGGGGGATGCCACGGGCCGGGGGTGCTGACACACCCGCCGGCCCAACTTGTCGCCATCCGGGCCGATGACAGGGGCAGTTTACCCAGATGGGTTGAAGCAGTCAACCCATCTGGGTTGAATAATCGGCGTAACAGGACCGACGCTCGCTAGCAACTCTTCAACCCGATTGGGTATACTGTTGACATGGAAGCCACACTCATGCGACCGAAAACGGGTTTCGGAGCCCGGTTGAAGGCGCTGCGGGAAGCGGCCAGCCTGACACTCGCCGAACTGGCCACCAGTTCGGGCATGCACCCTCAAGCCCTGGTGAAGCTGGAGCGAGGAGAACGCGAGCCCCAATGGGCTAGCGTCATCGCCCTGGCCCGTGCCCTCGGTATCGCCACCGACGCCTTCCTGGGGGAGGAGGAGAAGCCGCCCGCCGAGCCTGACCCGCCGCCGGCCCCGCCCCGGCGTCGGAAGCCGAGGAGCGACTGATGCCTGCTTCCGGGGCGAATGACCTTGCCTGGTTGGATGTCATGCTGGGCCTGGCCCGTTTGCGGGCCAGGGCCAGGAGGGCTACACTGGACAGGTCTGAAGGGTCGAGGGGGGTTGGTGCGAGAAAGAGCAGAATGTTAAGTGGCATCCGCTCGCAACGCCCTGGCAGCCCCGGCGGGCCAATCCCGCCGCGCGAAGGGTCTGACCCCATGTCCACCGAAGTGCAAGCCGTCGTGCATATGCGTTTCACGCATAGGCCATTTGGTGCCTCTCCGCCCTGGGCCTTCGACCCCGATGCGGGTGCGAAAGTTGGCGCACCTTCCGGCGAGCTTGAACCGATATTCTTCGTCCTGAGCCTTCTCAGTCGATGGAGCAACGAGCGGTCCGGGACAGTCGGTGCCGCCTACCTTCACCTCGCCCCGGACGGGCTGGGCGTGTACGTCGTCGGGCGAGAGCAGGCGTTCGACTTCGCCCTCAACCGGGAACTCGCCGACTTCGCCAACGCCCTGGCGGCCAAGGGCTTGCCCCTATTCGCAATGCTCCTCCCCGGGAGCGCGCCCCTACGGCTTTCGGAGTTGGCGGGGGAAGGCCCGGTTTTCGAGGTCAAGGTTCGCTGAGGCCATGCCCACCGACGCCGAACACCTTGAGAAGTACCGGGAGAACGTCGCACTCCTGAACGCGGGCGGCGGGCTCGCCGCGCTGAGCGAACCGTGGGCTTCGGTGGTCGCTTTCTACGCGGCCGTCCACCTGGTCGAGCGACTCGCGGCTCAGGTCGGATTGCACCACACCTCGCACGGCGGGCGGTCCCCCCAACAGTGGGGACGGAACTCGCGGCACCTGTTCGTGAACAGCCACCACCCTCAGATCCTTGCCGACTACATGTCCCTATTCCTGGCCGGCCACATCGCCCGTTACGATTCGGCCGGCACGTTCTCAGCAGCCTTCCCGCCTGGAACCGTCCAGGCCCAACTCATCGGCAACTGCCTGGCGGCCCTGGAGAATTACGTTTTCGCCGCTATCCCTCCGCCCCCGGGGCCGACCCCGGCAGCACCTCCCCCAGTCGGCCCCTGATGACCGATTGCTCCCCCAACGCTGGCCGAATGGGCTACGCCGATCCAGTGACCGCGAAGACCTCGGCCTACTGAACCAAGATTCACTGATACACGCATTGACACCTACTCCGGGCCCACTACGATGGTGCTTTAGATGCACCACCGGGAGCCCCCGCAGTTGATCGAGTCGATGCGCCAGGCCGTCCGCAGTTCGGGCATCCCACTCCGCGAGTTGGCCCGCCGGACCGGCATCTGCCACACCCAACTCTCCCGCTTCCTGAGCGGCCGGTGCTCCCTTTCGCTGGAGGCGGCCGAGAGGCTCATGGGGTGCCTGGGGATCGGGGTTACCCTGGTTCC